CGGGATGACTACCGCGACGGAACAATGTCTAGAACCGGCTGAGGCCGTACCCAAACTTAGGAGGCCACAATGGCAATTACTCAGGCGCTCTGCACATCTTTCAAAGTCGAGATTCTGCAGGCTATCCACAATTTTACGCTGTCCACGGGGGATGTGTTCAAGCTGGCTCTTTACACGAGCTCGGCTAGCCTAGACGCAGCGACGACGGCATATACGTCCTCAAATGAAGTAGGCAACTCAGGCACTTATACTGCCGGGGGCGGTACGCTCACAAATGTCACGCCAACGTCGTCTGGTACGACTGCCTTCTTGGACTTCGCGGATATCTCGTTCACCTCAGCGACGATCACTGCGCGCGGCGCGCTGATCTACAACTCATCCAAGTCCAACCGCGCAGTTGCCGTGCTTGACTTCGGTGCGGACAAGATTTCTACGACCGGTACATTCACCGTCCAGTTCCCAGCGGCCGACGCAAGCAACGCCATCGTCCGCATCGCCTAAATCTAGGAGGTTGTCATGGCTAACACGACCCTAACGGGCTGGAGCCGTGGCACGTGGTCTTCCGGTGCTTGGGGCGAGTCAGCGCCTGTCATAGTGACAGGCGTATCGGCCACTGGCGCCGTTGGTAGCGTAACCGTCACTGGAACCGCTCTTGTAACCCCTGCAGGTGTGTCCGCGTCTGGCGCCGTTGGCGACGCTATTGCTCGCGGTGATGCAAACCTAAGCGTAACTGGGGTTTCTGCTACAGGCTTTGTTGGTGACGCCATAGGGCGCGCGGGCGCTGACGTATCCGCTACGGGCGTATCGGCCACTGGCGCAGTTGGTAGCGTTAGCGTAACTATTGGGGTAGACGTAGTACCTACGGGCGTGTCCGCTTCTGGTGCGGTTGGCGATGTTATTGCTCGCGGTGACGCCAATGTTAGCGCAACCGGAGTTTCCGCAACGGGCTTTGTCGGAGATGTAATTGGCCAAGCTGGCGCTACCGTATCCCCGACGGGGGTGTCCGCTACAGGCGCAGTTGGTACCGTAGACGTAATTATACCTACTATCGCTGAACCGACTGGTGTTTCAGCTACCGGCCAAGTGGGTCAGGCGCAGGGCGCTGCAGGCGCAGTTGTCATACCGACTGGGGTTTCCGCTACGGGGCTTGTAGGGAACGCGCTTGTGTGGGGGTGGATACGTCCGCCTACGGCAGATAACTGGGATGATATTGGCACCACAAACGTACCCGTCTGGACAGCGGTTACTCCTTCAGGTGGTTCGCTGTGGACACAAGTTGACCCACCTGATATAAATACATGGACACCTGTGGCTCCAGCCACTACGCCCACATGGCAAGACATCACTACGTGAGGATAACCTATGCCCAGTACGTACACTACAAACCTCGGGATCGAACTGCCAGCAGATGGCGAGCTTGATGGTGTATGGGGGGATGTCGTCAATGAAAACATGGACATTCTCGACCGCGCCATCAACGGCGTCTTGAGCCTGTCTCTAAGTGGTACGTCATCCACGCTCACCACGTCCAACGGCGCTTTGTCGGATGGGCAGTATAAACTCCTACTACTCACGGGAAGCCCGAGCGGCACGCACACGATCACAATCTCCCCTAATGATGCGGAGAAGATTTACTTCGTACAAAACAATACCGCGCAGACTGTAGCGTTTAACCAAGGGTCTGGTGGTAACGCTAGCATTTTTGCTGGGGATAGCGCGATTGTTTACGCTGACGGGGCCGGCGCTGCCGGGGCAGTAGTAAACCTGACTAACCAGTTTGGTATGAGCTCAGTGAACATCACCGGCGGCTCTATCACGGGCCTTGCCGATTTGAGTCTTTCGGCAGCCAATCCTAGCATTACTTTTCTGGAAACAGACACTACGGACACGGATGCGAAGATTCGCCTAAATGCTGGAACGCTGATCTTTGAAACTGTTACTGACGCAGGGGCGCAAGTACGTTCTAATATCCGAATCGCTTCTAATGGCAACGTTGGGGTTGGCACTACTTCCGACGCATCTACGCTGCTAGAAGTATCTTCCGATACTAACCCAACCGCGGCCTTTATCGCATACATCTCAGGTACTACCATGACTGTAACGGGCATAACGTCCGGTGCGCTTGCTGTAGGTGATCGGGTATTTGGCGCTGGTGTTGAGTGGAACACGGTTATTACCGCACAGCTTACAGGGACTACCGGGGCTAGTGGCACCTACAGTGTAAACAATAGTCAAACAGTTAGCACGGCACCGACTGGGATCGCTATGGATTCTAGCAACGCGGGTAAAAGCGTATTACGTTTGACTAATACCGACACCACTGAGGCGGCGGGGCAAACAACTGGGGGCGTTGAGTTCTATGGTTCCGACGCCTCTACGCCCGGTGCAGGTGTTAAGGGTTACGTGGCGGTTATTGCTGAGGACTCTACCCCCGATAGCGCAATGATTTTCGGTACAAGCAACGACACTGCCAGCAACCTCGCGGTAGAGCGCATGCGGATTGATTCCTTGGGTAACGTCGGAATTGGGACAAAAAGCCCAGTATCTCCGCTCCACGTTTACCTCACTGACGCAACAACCTACGGCGATGGTACGGGTGCTCTTGATACCACCAACCTTATCCGCGTCCAAAACGATTCGGAGGTGAATGATACTTACAGCGGCATTCAACTTGTTTCAGAAAACGCGGTTGGAACCCAAGGCTGGTGGTCAATCGCTTCCGTTTCGACGTCTTCAAACTACGATAACCACCTTGTGTTCAACACCAGAACTGGGGCTGATACTTATGCAGAGCGTATGCGCATCGACAACGCAGGCAACGTGGGCATCAATAAAGCGGTTCCCGTAGACACATTAGACGTGGTTGGAACTATTGCCGCCACTGGCGCATTCACCCGTACGGGAGCAGACAGCACAGCGTCCGCAACTATGCTGCAGGCTTTCCGTGCAGGGAACGGGGTGCAAACTGGCGGCGCTTGCAGAATACGCTCCTTTGGTGATGGCACAGGCGATGCCGTTACAATGGTTTTTGACACCAACAGCCAAGACGCTATGCGGATCGACGGCTCACAAATTGTGATGATTGGCACAACCGATACCAGCCCCACGGCAAATAACGTCGCGGGCGTTGCTATGAACGCTGGAACTTTTTCCGCCAACGCCGACGCGACGTTCCACCGTATCGGTCGCCGCCAAGATGGTACTGTTGTGTCGTTTTACTCCGCAGGTGACGCCGAGGGCAGCATCAGCATCAGCGGCACGACTACCTCATACAACGGCGGACACTTATCGCGCTGGTCGCAGACGGCGGACAACACTCGCATTGTTGGACTGCTTAAGGGTACGGTGCTTACCAACCTAGACCAGATGGCTGTGTGGGCTTCACAGGCTAACGAGCAGTTAAACTGTATGGCCGTGTCAACAGTTGAGGGCGACCCCAACGTGGCTGGCGTGTTCGTCAACTGGGACGACGATGATGAAGTGTTCACGGCAGATATGAACGTCGCCATGACGGGCGACATGGTGATCCGCATTGCGGCAGGCACGACGGTGCAGCGCGGTGATCTTTTGATGTCGGCTGGCGACGGCACGGCCAAGCCGCAGGGTGATGACATTGTGCGCTCCAAAACCATCGCCAAGGTCACGTCGACCCACATATCGGAAACCTACGCGGACGGCTCTTACGTTGTACCGTGCGTCCTAATGGCCTGCTAAGGAGCTAACAATGGAAGGTATTTTTGCGTACTGGCCTATAGCCGTAAGCTTGACAGGCGTTGTCGTGTGGCTTGTCCGCCTAGAAGCAAGCAATGCCGAAAACGGCAAAGAAATCAAACGCCTGTGGAATCAGCGCCGTGAGGATATGGAAGCTACCCAGCGCTCGCGTAATGAGACAAACTCCATGCTTGCCGAGATACGAGATGACATCAAAGCCCTAATCGCGAAGGTGGGAAAATGACACGTAAATTTGGATCACGCAGCCTAAAGAGCATGCAGGGTATTCATCCTGATCTACGTCTCGTTCTGGATAAGGCGTTGCAGGACAGCCCACTAGACTTTGTCGTGATCGAAGGGCTGCGCACAAAAGAGCGGCAAAAACAGCTCGTTGCCAGCGGCGCGTCAAAGACACTGGATAGTCGACACATTACGGGTCACGCGGTCGATCTACTCCCTATCGGGGTTGACGGCAAACCCGCGTTTGATTGGCCGCTGTACAACCAGCTTGGCCCCGCCGTAAAAAAGGCTGCCGAGGAATTGGGCGTAGCGCTTGACTGGGGCGGCGACTGGAAGTCGTTTAAGGACGGGCCGCACTTCGAGCTTGACCGCAAGGTATATCCCGTAGGTGAGTGGGAGACAAAACACACAGCCCCCGAAGAACGCGTCAGCGCCGCACAATCCACCACCGTGCAGGCATCCGCTGTTCAGATTGTATCGGGCGCGGGAGCGGGCGTAGCGGCAGTTGGCGCGCTCGATGGGCACGCGCAGATCGTAGCGCTCGTGTTTGCAGGGATTATCGTGCTATCGGCACTTTGGATCATGCGTCAGCGCTTGATTAGCTGGGCCGAAGGTGACCGCTGATGTTTACGCGCATCAAACTATTCTTTGCTGCAGCTGGCGCCTTTCTTTTGATGGTGTTGACGACTTGGCTCAGCTTGAAGCGCGCATCTGATGCAAACGAGAAAGCCAAAGTGGCCACGGGCCGTATCGAGGCCATGAAACAAGCCGAGGAGATTGAGAATGAAGTCGAAGCTCTTAGTGTTGATGATCTCAAGCGTCGTTCTGCTAAGTGGGTGCGTAAAACCGGTCAGTAACTACGGTGATCTTGCAAAGCCGATTCTGATGGGCAGCATGAACACTGTGGACTGGCTTGCCGACAATGACGAGTCCCTTCTTCGCCAGATTGTATCTCACAACGAGAAGGTGGAACAGCTGGGTAAATAGTGTATAGTCTTACGGAATGAGGTAGCCATGGCACTAATAAAACTTTCGTTCCGTCCGGGTATCAACCGCGAGACCACCGACTATGCCAATGAGGGCGGCTGGTGGGACTGCAACCTTGTGCGCTTTCGCGCGGGCAAACCTGAGACTGTTGGCGGTTGGACGCGGTTCACGAGTAGGGCCTTTGTTGGCATCTGTCGAGCCATATTTCCGTGGCGACTCTTAGATGGAACCATATACGTGGGGCTTGGTACCAGCGAGAAATACTACATTTCTAAAGGTTCACGACCAATAGACATAACCCCGCTACGTGCGACTACAGCCGCTGGTGATGTGACATTTGCTGCAACTACCGGCTCCGCTATTTTGACTGTGTCCGACAACGCTCATGGTGCTGTGCTTGGCGACTTTGTGACATACTCAGGCGCAGTTAGCCTTGGGGGTGTTGTCACAGCGGCGGTGCTGAATAAAGAGTATGAGATTACAGAAATCGTTAACTCCAACTCCTACAAGATCACGTTGGCCGTAACGGCTAATGCCTCTGATACCGGCAACGGTGGTTCTGCGGTTGTCGGCAGGTACCAGATTAACGTCGGCCTAGATACTGGGACTTCTGGTACTGGGTGGGGTACAGGCCCGTGGTCTCGTGGCACTTGGAACTCTAGCTATAGTACTTCTGGCTCCGCAGACGTACTCCGCTTGTGGTCGCATGACAACTTTGGCGAAGACCTCGTCATGTGCGTGCGCGACGGCGGCGTATATTACTGGGACGCCTCTGCTGGTACGGGCACTCGAGCCATACCGCTGTCAGCCCTAGCGGGAGCGCAGGCTACGCCTACTGTAGCTAGGATCGTGATTGTATCGGAGCTTGACCGGCATGTTCTTGCATTTGGCTGTGACCAAGAGGGAAATCCCGGAGTACAAGACCCGCTGACAATCCGGTTCTCCGATCAGGAAAACGCAGCGGAATGGCGCTCGCGACCAGACACCACGGCTGGAGAGCTGCAGATCGGTACGGGTTCCGGGATCATCGCCGCGGTGCAAACCAAGCAGCAAGTCATTGTTTTCACGGATATCTCAGTCCATGCAATGCAGTACATTGGCGCACCGTTTACCTTTGGTATTCAGGAAGTGTCGACAGCTATCACTATCGCGAGCCAGAACGCGGCGGTAGCTGTAGGGGATATGGTATTCTGGATGGGTGTCGGCCAATTCTACGTGTATGATGGCGCGGTACAGCAGCTACCCTGCACCGTTAAAGAGTACGTGTTTAGCAATATAAACATTTCCCAGATACAAAAAATATATGGCGGTA